AAGCCTTACAGATACAGAAATTACAGCCGCTAAAGCTATCAGCAAACTGTTCAAGACCTTTAAATGGAAAGATAAGGTTACATCAAAAGGTGACAATGCCAGAACTCACTCAGGTGTAATTGCCCAAGAAGTTCAGCAAGCTATGACCGATGCAGGTCTTGATGCAACTAAATACGCCTTTTTCTGTTCTGACACATGGTGGGAAACACAAACCGAAGTGCCAGCCGTTGAAGCTGACGAAGAAAACGGCATTGAGGCAAAAGACGCATACACTCGCACAGACACTTATGACACAGCCGATGAAGCCCCTGAAGGTGCAACAGAGCGCACACGTTTGGGCATCCGCTATCCAGAGTTATTGGCTTTCGTTGGTGCGGCTACAGAGCAACGCCTTGCAAGCATTGAAGCCCGACTTACAGCACTGGAAGGCTAGGCATGGCTAAACCAACAGTAACAGAAGTCAAATCTCAGATTGACACGCACGAAGCTATCTGTGCGGAGCGATGGCAGGAGACCATCAATCGCATCAAAAGGCTTGAACTAGTTATTTTGAGTTCTGGCGGTGCAACGATACTTTTGCTGGTCAATATAATATTTGGTGGCTAGAGATGTTTCTATCTAAAAATTTTAGTCTGCATGAGCTTATTAAAAGCAATACAGCCCAAAGACTTGGGATAGATAACACGCCAGAAGACTTTGCAATTTTAAATCTTGAAGCGTTATGCAAGTTTATACTTCAGCCATGTCGTGATCATTTCGGAATACCATTTACGCCATCAAGCGGCTACAGGTCGCCCGTATTATGCGAGGCATTGGGAAGCAAGCCCACATCTCAACACGCCATGGGTATGGCGGCAGACTTTGAAATTCCATCAATAACAAATCTAGAACTTGCAGAATATATCCGAGACAATCTGGTATTTGACCAACTTATTTTAGAATATTATGAGCCAGAGTTTGCCAATTCAGGTTGGGTCCATTGTTCATATGTCTTAAACAATAATAGGATGCAGGTCTTGCGTTACGATGGTGCAGACTACAAAAAAGGCTTGATTGATGCTTAGTCTTTTTGGCAGTGCGTTGGGTTTTGCTGGCTCTGCATTGCCAGCCATAACAGACATAATGAAAAACAAGTCCAATCAAAAGTTTGAACTAGAAAAAATGCGTGTCGCCGCAGAACTAAGAAAATCAGGATATGACTTTGAACTCAAAGCACATGAAGCACAAGCATCCGACAAGGAGCATGAGAGGCTCATACAGCACGATATTGCGATAAATGGTAGTACGGGGTGGATTTCGGCATTGCAACGCTCTGTGCGGCCTGTAATCACTTATTTCTTTTTTGGCCTTTTTGTTGTGATTGAGGTTGTTCTATTGCGTGAGGCAATCAAGACAGGCATGGATGTATCGTCAGCCATTCAAATTCTTTGGGATGAAGATACCAAGGCAATTTTTGCCGCTATAATAAGCTTTTGGTTTGGCTCTAGGGCAATAGATAAAGCTAGGCGATGAGCAAGAAGTATCCAAAGCTATCAAATAATCAGACCACACGCCTTGGCGGTCTTATCGCTGTATCTTGTGGCAGACAGCCACATGACTGGTTACTCAATGATCTAATAAGGGGCGAATTTGTTTCAGAGCAATCAAACTTGACGGAAAAGGGCATGAATGAGTTGGGCAGACTAATGAAGCTATTAGGCATCAGCGTGGGCTATCTAAACGATGAGCCAGAAATCCAAGCTACAAGCGACCAACGCTCTCCTGATAACACGGCCTGTACACGATGAGGAATAAAAGATGGAAAGCAGATAACATCACCCGCCCCAATTTGTAATTTCATTTCGCCGCTATCAAAAAAACATAATTCACCGCCAGCAAATTCTTCATTAAGCGGAATCACTATGCTTATTTTTCTTGTTGACGCATCACCAGAGCCGAGGTCGGTATGCCAGTCATATTTTCCAAGAGCGGAATATTTTAACAAAACTGGACGTTCATATAAACCACAAATATCAAAATGAAAAAATTCTTCGTTTGCTTGTCTTGCTAATGTGCAAAGCAATGTTGATAGCCAGTCATTTTCTGGTATATCAGCAATGACCCATTGGTCAACTTGACGAGTCTCTATATCAATTACATTGTTGTCATCTGTTTGAACCCGTGCAGGTTTTTTGGGGTTGATAGCATCTTTGTGCATCTCAATGATCTGGGTGCAAATTTCTGGCTTCAAGTTATCTATACAAGTAACGCCCAGACCATCAGTCCTATTTGTCGGCGGTATTATCATAATCGATTTTTATTTTCAAGGTATTTACAGGCTAATATAACACGCCTTGATGGCGGAAGTGATCCTGATTCCATTTGCCCGATAGTACAAGCTCTTTGGTAACCAAGTTCGTTGGCTGTTCTTTGCTGTGTCCAGCCCATAGCCTTGCGCCATTGTTTCATGTCAAAGTCATACATTGAGTTTTGCCTTTATCTTAATGATAAATTCATCGTAAGTTAAATATTCCCAGCTACTTCCATGCAAAAGATATGTCCTGCCTCTATATGGAGGCGTATCATATTGATGCTGTGCATAGTGCATGATCTTAATGCAGTCACCATCATTGTCCTTTTCTGGCAGATATCTAAAGCCTTTGTATTCAAATACAGGTGCTGTTTTACAAATATCCATTGAGTTCTCCTTTTGTATAAAATGCCATTCTTATGCGAACAAGTCAAGCCTGCAAGCTATAATATTCTTTTGTAAGTCGTTCAAAGGTTGTTGCCGCCGCTATATCTGTATTGAACTCGGAGCGGCTTTTAATGCTACATAAAGCGCGAAGTGCATCTGCAATCGTGTTTGGATCATCAGGATTTACATCTGCCATATTATAGCTATCACGCAAAAACCTACCAAACATTGGTTCTTTGCATAATATACCCGCCTGTTGAATAAGCTTTGTAGCGGTGGGTTGTGGTGTTTGTATTTGTCTAAGTTTAGCTACAGCAATATATTGCTCTGCGTCTGGCATGGGCAGACCGAAGGCATCTGTAAATTCTTTTTGTGCCTCTATCGGAAACTCAATTATCATTTGAAATACACGCCGTGTTTTGATTAATTTAAAGTCGCTGTATGTACCAGCCATAACGCTATCTTGCATTTATTAACTCCCAATACGGTGAACTCAGCCATATCTTTTGCGCTTGCATTTTTCCGTGGCTGTATGGCAAGTGTCGCCGCTCAAAAAATTTGTATTCAGTATAATGATGCAAAAGCGCATGATGCCCACGACACAGAGGTATGCAATTCATGTCCTCTGATTTCATAGCCATGCCTCGATAACCATACCAAGGCTTCATTAAATGGTGCGCTTCTATATTACCAGCGCATCCATGCGGACCTACCAGACAAGGCAGAGTCCGCACGTATGCTAAGTGTTTTGGGCTTTTATAACGGGATGTCATCATCATTTGCCCGTGGTTGGCTATCTTTTTCTTTAAATGATAGCGAGGTATAAGCCGTGCCTTTTTTCGACACTTTTTCGCGCCCCCAACACATAATTGGTATGTCACCAATCATGCCGTTTACAAAGTGGTCGCTATCATTTTCATTGCGCTTTTGCTTGTTGGCAGAATATACGCCCACTACAACAGCTAGTTTTTGCATGGTGCGCTGTTGTCCATCTGGGGTAGTCCATGTGTTTTCGATAAGATAACAATCAGTTTCCTCATCAAAAAGTTTTACAGGTCCCTGCCCTACGATTGTTTCCCCGCGACTAGGAAAGAGGGAGCCTGTCATATCGCGCATTTCGAATTTATCAGTCATTGAATAATCCTTTCTGTGTGTCATCAATGTTATCTGCTCTGAATCTTATATCAACTAGGCGGTAATCTCTGCCGCCAATCTTAGACTTGAAAAGTTGGCCTACAGGCTCTAAAATATTGAGCCTATCAAGTCCTATAGTCATGGTCTGACCATTGTGTGTAATGACCAGACCACCACATTGTTTTGCCTTTTCTAGTTCATAATCACGAATAGAAACGACAGTGCCTTTGAACAGCTTACTCTTGTGTAAGGTCAGCATTGGCAAGCCATCCCTCTAAGTATTCTGTGCGGTTTTGTTTGCGTTTTGTTGTCAAGCCTTCATCAGCTTTTGTATCTAATAGAGCAACAGTTATATCAGATTTATTTTCGCGGCAGATTTCAGTAGCTTCTGGCAAAGATTTATCTTTTAGCAATGATCTCAAGGCTTCGCAGTATTCAGCAGTGCCAAATACAATCTGCTTTACATCTTTGCTTTTCCAAAGTGTGTATTGCTTTGACATTTCAGCAGGCGGGTTCTTTTGGGCATCATTGCCATCGTCATCATCTGCGCCGATACCAACTGCAATAGCCAGTGAGTATCTACGTGCATAAGTAAGAGCAGAGCCAAAGGCATGTGCTGAGTTCTTATCAGCAGGAACATATACTGGTCCGCAATGTATTTCACCACCATGCCCCATTAAAATTGTTTCAACCTTTGCACCAGTTTCGCAATCATGTGCAATCTGTTGCCAGACAATTCCGTATTCCAGAAGCGGTGCAGTTACGGCATCAATAACATTCTCAAGGGTTGCGTATTTACTATTATGGAATGGATTAACTGAATCTGCCTTTGCATTCCTAATTTTGTGTTTAGCATTTACAAGATTGTAAACTAAGTGTGCGTTTGTTTGAGTCATTTTAGTCTCCATATATTGAGTTAAAAAATTCTACATGAACATCATTTACACGAAAGTCGTCTGGATTTGGTCGTAAATACATCCGTATGATTTCATGTATGTCATTAGATAGTGACAAGATGTTCTGCATTGCTTTTGCGGTTTGTTTTACTCGGCGAATTCCCTCCGCATGGTTCGCCTTAAAAATAGTAATCCCTTTTGGGTATGCGTAATATACGTAAGCATCTAATCCCAAAGCATCTTGGTAAATAGATGCTTGTAAATTTGCGCTGTATTCAAGTTTAGATTGCGTTTGTGCTTTTGTTTTAAGCTCAATTATTTTATTATCACAAATCATGTCGACAAACCCAGTTATCGGAACAGGTATTTCGTCTAATTCAAGCGATATTTCTTTTTGTGACTCAATAACATTTTCGTCAAAAGATTGTGCAAGCATTTCAACTGTTCGCGTAATTATCGACAATTCTTTTTTTGCTTTTTCATTATCTTGTGAAATATCACTATATTTAAGGCTTTTGTAAAATTTTTGCTCTGCTGTTGCCAAAGCCGCATGTTTTTTCAATTTCTTTTGACCAATAGCGATAGCCGCCGCCTCAACTGCAGATCCCCGAAAGGCTGAAACGCCTACAGGGTTGTTAATATTTGCGACACGACATGCCCATAAGAATGGCGAATGTATATATGTATTAATTTGACTTGCAGAAATATGGTCAAGACCATGAGTGTTGAATGGATCATTTGAAAGCATCTTGAGTAACTCCTTGTTCGTCTATGAATATATACAATATTCGACACTGGTCAACGACTATTTTTTTGTTTATAATCAACGCACACCATAAGGTGCTAACCCAAGCCAGACGGCTGGTATTAAATGTGGAACCCATATCAGCAACCCTTACAGGCATTGCGCTTGCAAGACAGGGCTTAGAGCTTTTAAAAAATACAAAAGATGGTGTCAGTGATGCACAGCAAATAGGCAGTGCGTTAATGTCTATATTTGAAGGACACCGCCAGTTTAACGAAAAACGATACTCAAAGACAGCGAAGATAGGCTTTAATGATGTAGCCACCGAGGCTATCGAATATCAAAATCATCTTGAGGATTTGTATGAGCTTAAGGTTCTTTTGAACAGACGCTACGGACATGGATTTTTCGAAAAGATACAGAAAGAATATCAAGACAGAGTAAATGAGCAGAAAGAGCAGGAAAAACTTGCAAGGCAGGAGAAGATAAGGCAATGGGCAAAATACAGAGAGTGGTTTCAGACGGGGGCGATAATCTTCATTTTGACTGTCCTACTTGCGGTCGGCCTACTTCTTTGGATGGCCTACGAAAAAGATCAAGGGGACTTAGTAATTCCGACAACATACAACGCATACGATATCGAATCTCAAGTCTTGCGGAAAGGTTAGGCTGTGCCGAAGAATTTCCAAGAAAATACTAAATATGCCAAGCACGACCTAGATGGCGATGGGGTTATTACTGACGATGAAATTGCAAGAGAAAAAGAACTTATAGAGCTTGAACTCAGGGAGTCGAAATCAGAAGCACAACAACGGATGGCTTGGCTGGCTATGTTTAGTATGCTTGGCTTTAGTGCCTTTTTGTTTATGCCTTTTATACCTGATAGCAGGGTCAATGCTCTGGCTGATCTGCTTGGTTTGTTTTACATTGCTCAAGCTGGCGTGGTCGGTGCTTACATGGGTGTTCAAGCCTATATGTCTAGAAAATAAAAAAAAACAAAAACCCTAGTTTTATTGATAAAAATAATTCTTGACAGAACAAAAGTAATATGGTATAATGTAGCATAATAAGAAATTGCTATTTGACATTGTAAAGAAAAATTCCAGCGCAGAGATGCGAGAGGCGATAGCCAATTCATTTCAATGTAAATTCAATAGAGAGTATTATGACTGAAAAATTTATATTCAAACCAAACTATCAAGTAATTATCTACACTGACCAAATTAGCCTCGCGGCGGTTGATACCGATTATGATGATCGGTGGATATCAAAGCAACGAGAGGATATGGTGCATTTCCTACAGATTGCAGTAGGGATGGAAGTAATAATTGGATATTTACAAAACCCCGAAAATGGCAGACGAGATTTAACTAATACTCAGATGTCAATTAAGGGCGAACTTGAATATTCCGAGGATAGGGATGCATATAGGATTCTGATTGATAATCAGACCTATTGCTACTTTACCTCTTGGGATGTGATTTCAGCTACCTTTGATGGCAGTAATGAAACCACTAATAATTATCCAACCATAATGATACGTTAAGATTAGGGCGGACTTCGGTCTGCCCTTTTTTTTGTTTACTGATTCAATCAAATCATATTATTGTGTTCTTGAACGAACAAGGAGGAATAATAATGAGCTTTGAGGCTATGAAATGGGCTAGCGAACAAAAGGCTGGCAATTCTACCAATAAGGTAATTCTTTTAATATTAGCAAATTATGCAGATCAAGATTTCAGTTGCTTTCCAAGCATTAGAAAACTGGCAGAAATGGCAGAGTGTGGGGAGTCAACTGTAAGGCGATCATTAAAAGATTTGTCAAAACGTGACTTAATAATGATACAAAATAGATTTGAGCCATACGGAGATCGACAAAGGCAAACATCTAATATTTACACATTGAGGGGCTTTCAAAATGAAACCCACCCCCCTGTCAAATTGACACCCGCCCACCTGTCAAAATCAATAGGGCATATAACCAATCATATTAACCAATCAGAATATACTATAGGCTTTAATGATTTTTGGACTGCATATCCGCGCAGACCAAATACATCAAAGAAGGATGCTTTTGCTAAATACAAAAAAGCAATAAATAAAATATCAGAGCAACAATTAATTAAGTTAACAAAGCAATTTGCATCATCACAAAAAAATACAGATCCAAAATTTATACCTCACGCATCTACGTGGTTAAATCAGGAAAGGTATTTTGATATACTTGAAGAACCAAAACAGAAAACAAATAGAAATAGGATTGCAGGATGACACTTTACGAACAAGGAATAAAGATTAATTCAAATAGCGCAGGTAACCATAAGACAACATGCCCACAATGTTCTCATACTAGAAGAAATAAAAAAGACCTTTGCTTGTCAGTAAAGATTGATCAAAATGGCGGCGCTGTTTGGAAATGCCACAATTGTGGATGGTCAGGCAATATTGCAGGGGTAGGTTTTAGCCCAAGCCCTAAACGGATACGCAAGATAAGTTTACCTGACAATCAAGAGCGTGACGACAAATTCTACACATGGTTTAGCAAGCGCAGTATATCAAAGAAAACAGTAGATGCCTTTGGTATTTACAAAACCAAGATGTATTTTGGAGAAGGCGAGGAAGCCTGCATAGCTTTTCCATATCGCCACGATGGTGAACTTTATAATATCAAATATCGTACAGCAGATAAAAAGTTCCGCCAAGAAAAAGATGCCAGAAAACAATTCTATATGGCAGAGACGCTTGACCTATTGGAACAGGACGCATTGATAATAGTTGAAGGCGAGATGGACGTTCTTTCGTTATACGAATGCGGCTTTTCAAATGTTATTAGCCTGCCAGATGGCGCACCTACAAAAGCAGAGTACCGAGAGCATGACAAACGCTTTGAGATACTCGCAAACCTTGAGGGGCATAAGGCAACTAAGATAATTATAGCGGTAGATATGGATGATGCAGGGCAAGCCCTTGCCGATGAATTACAGCACAGATTTGGCAAGGATATATGTTGGCGGGTAGAATGGCCTGATATGCATGATGTGACTTGCAAAGATGCTAACGAAACCTTGATGACACATGGCAAGGAGGTAGTCAAAGAATGCATAGATGCCGCAAAGCCAAACCCGATTGATGGTGTATTTACCGCACAGCAATATCTCGGCGGTGTTCTTGATCTTTATTACGGCAGGACAGCAAAGCCACTATCAACAGGCTTTCCCGAACTTGATAAAATCTACAAGATTATGCCTGCTACATTTCATGTGATTACTGGTGTTCCTAACCATGGTAAATCAAACTTCCTTGATCAACTTATAGTTAATATGGCAGAGGATCATTTTTGGAAAATTGGTGTATTTAGCCCTGAACATTCTACTCAACAACATTTGCGGCGACTTCTTGAAAAAAGATTGCGTAAGCCATTTGAGCATGGCCCAACATCAAGAATGAGTGAGGCAGAGCTAAGGCAAGGTGTAGATTGGCTTAATGATCATTTTCATTTTATAGAGAGTAGCGATGAAATACCAACAATAGACTATATACTTGACCGAGCCAAACAGATAAATTTGCGTTACGGCTTAGACGGTCTAGTAATAGACCCATTCAATAAAATCGATGCAACCAGAGATGGCGGTAAACGTGAAGATGAACATATTCGTGACCTGATTGCTAAATGCCAACGATTTGGTCAGTATTATAATACGACTGTATGGATGGTGGCACATCCTCACAAACTCTATAGAACAGACGAAGGCATAATTCCTGCGCCAGATCTGTATCAGATAGCAGGGTCAGCACATTGGAACAATATGGCAGATGTTGGCATGGTCGTGCATAGAGATTTTGAAAGCAACGAAACACGAGTGATTATGCGAAAGGTTAGAGAGCAGGACGTATATGGTAATATCGGCGAGTGTTTCTTTACCTATAATACTACAACAAGGTCTTATCAGGAAGTTGTCACAGATGCCGAATAGTGTTATAAAATATATTCCTTGTTCGGAGGGGCGGGCGTGATTTTATTGCGCTCGTCCCATAACAACTGTAAACACAGCGAATAGGTCTTATGCAAAATATTTCATTTGAATACATTGATACAAAAAAACTAGTTCCTTATGCAACAAATAGCCGAGTGCATAGTGCTGAACAAATTGATAAAATTGCAAAATCAATAACAGAATTTGGCTTTTTAAATCCCATAATTATTGATGGTAAAAAGGGCATCATTGCAGGGCATGGTCGTGTATTGGCGGCAAAAAAATTAAAGATAGATAAATTGCCAACAATCAAAGCAGAACATTTAACTGAAGCACAAAAAAAAGCATATGTTTTAGCAGACAATCGTATAGCACTAGATGCATCATGGGATTTTACTTTACTGCGTGATGAGTTCGAGCAGTTACAATTACATCAGTTCGATCTATCATTTACTGGTTTTGAGCCAATAGAGCTAGAAAGTCTAAAGCTAGATATTGATGAAGAAAAAACAGACGCATGGGCAGAATGGGAAGGCATGCCAGAATACGATGACGAACCAACAGTCTTTCGTAGATTATGGGTACACTTTCATACTGAAAAAGACTTAAAAGATTTTGAGCGTTTGCTTGAAGGGCAGACAGTAACAGAAAAAACCAAAACAGTTTATTTCCCCAAATATATACCACAGAATAATTCAGATTATGAGTATACTGACGAATAATCACCCAAACTTTCCAATATACATACCCTCTAAAGGCAGGGCGGATGTGTGTCTAACTTCGGATGCATTATGCGAGATGAAGGTAAAGCATTACATTATCGTAGAGCCGCAAGAAGTGAAATTATATAAGGCACATCGTAATCTTGAATATGCAAGTATTCTAAAGCTTGATTTAAGTTATAAGGATAAATACGAACACTGCGATGATCTAGGCACTAGTAAAAGCTCAGGACCAGGTCCCGCACGTAACTTTGCATGGGATCATAGCATGAAAAATGGCTACGATTGGCATTGGGTTATGGATGACAACATACAGTATTTCATCAGGACAAATAATCGTAGGCGAATTAGATGTAAAACCGCATCATTCTGGAAAGCCCAAGAAGATTTTATTTTGAGGTATGAGAATATAGGAATGGGCGGACCAGTGTATGGAATGTTCTGTTTTCGTGATCCAGAGATAGATATGCCTCCCTTTATAACAAATACAAGAATATACAGTTGTAACTTCATCCGTAATGATTTGCCGTTTAGATGGAGAGGCAGATATAACGAAGATACAATATTGTCACTTGATATGATGAAGGCGGGTTGGTGTACAATTCAGTTCTATGCATTTGCTCAACAGAAAATTGTTACACAAGCACTCAAAGGTGGCAATAGTGACGAATTTTATTTCAAAGAGGGAACTCTTGAAAAGTCACGTATGCAAGTACAAGTGCATCCTGATGTGAGCAAGTTGGTAAAAAAGTTTGGTAGATGGCACCACAGGGTTAATTATATGCCGTTCCAAAAGATGAAACTGAGAAGAAAAAAAGACTACGAAGCAATGTTAGGAAAAAATGATTATGGGCAGAAGCTTGTCAAAAGAGTTAAATCTGATTAAATACATATTAATTATGTAATTTGGACATAGAGCAATGGCAAATAGAGATACAGGCAAAATACGAGAGCAGATTAGGCAGGAGTATATTCAGGGTGTAGCCGATGATGATGGCATTCGTAACTATCCTAGTATGCGAGAGCTGTCACGCAATCATGGGACAACCGCAAATACAATCAGTAGATGGGCAAGAGAAGGCGATTGGCTAAATAAACGCCAAGAATTTCAAGATCAACTTACAAAAAAGATTTCTGAAAAAAAGGTTAATAAATTGGCAGAACAAGCAAGTCAGTTTGATAAAAATTGCTTAACAATTGCAAATGGCATGATCAGTGAAGTTGGCAGACGATTGCAAGCAAATCTGGCGGCACTAAGTGGGGATGGCAATACAGTAGCACTTGATATCTACCAAATTAAAGATTTAAGCCTGATCGCACTGAATGGGCAAAAGCTTGGTAAGTTGGCATTAGGTGAAGCATCAGAAATCCACAAAGGAACAATCAATGTTGACGGAGACGAAGCGTTTAAGCGAGCTTTACAACAATTACGAGCAATGCGGGAAGAACGAGCACAGAGCCACACTACAGTCCATTAGTGAATGGGAAACGCAAGCGCGTGATTTACAAATTACACCAACTGGTGATTGGAATATATGGCTCATATTAGCTGGCAGAGGCTGGGGTAAGACACGTACAGGCGCACAAGACATAATTACCTATGCGCTTGAAAATGATGGCGTTAATTGTGCGGTAATTACACCTACATTTGGTGATCTGAAAAGAGTGGCATTTGGTGGTGTTTCAGGCATCATGTCGTTAATACCAAGAGAGTGCTTGGTTGATGGCAGAGGTCAAGGGTTTAATGCAAGCAATCAAGAAATACGTTTAAAGAATGGATCAAAGATCATAGGTTTTAGTGCCACAGAGCCAGATCGGTTACGTGGACCACAGTTTCACAGGGCATGGTGTGACGAATTAGCGGCATGGCGGTATCCTGAGACATTTGATCAGTTACTTTTTGGCTTAAGGCTGGGAGAAAAACCACAATGCGTTATCACAACAACGCCAAAGCCTACTAAGTTGCTTAAAAGCTTGATTGATAAACCCGATGTAATTGTAACTAGAGGAAGTACATTTGATAATGCCGCAAACTTGGCTCCCTCAGCACTTGCCGCACTAGAAGAAAAATATGGCGGTACAACATTAGGCCGCCAAGAACTTTATGCGGAAATTGTTGACGAAGTAGAGGGTGCGCTTTGGTCAAATGATCAAATAGATGCACTGCGTATCAATGAAAATGATATACCAGAATTTGCAAGAATTGTTGTCGCAGTTGATCCCGCTGTAACAAACAATGAGCATTCAGACGAAACAGGTATTATTGTGGCAGGTCGTGGGATTGATAATCGCTTTTATATAATAGAAGATATTTCTCAGAAAAATACACCAGATGGCTGGATGCGCGAGGCTATAAGAGCCTATTATAAATATGAAGCAGACAGAATTGTTGTCGAGGTTAACAATGGCGGTGATCTTGTAGAAAAGCTACTTGCTACAATTGATAAGAATGTGCCAATACGTTCAGTAAGAGCAACACGAGGCAAAATGATACGTGCAGAACCTATTGCCGCACTATATGAACAAAAAAAGGTGTCACACGTTGGAATATTTGCTAAGCTAGAGGAACAAATGTGTTTTTATATCGGTGATGGCAAATCACCTGATAGATTAGATGCTCTAGTTTGGGCATTAACAGAGTTGAGCCGTTCAGACGGACAGGCTACTTGGAGAATTAGCTAATGCCGACATTTAGACAGCGACTAGCAAGCTTTATCAGTCCGCCAAACCTTGAGCGTAAAGAGTTTCCAATGGTCATGTATCAGGGGGTAACGGCATACAATCAAAGCAAATACACCTATCAACGTCTGTCCCAAGAGGGCTATCAACAGAATGCGATTGTTTATCGGTGTATCAATGAGATTGCCAACGGAGCTAGTGCAGTAAAGTTTCAGGTGTTCGATGGGGACACACAGATTGAAAACCATCCGCTTGAGATGTTGCTTAAAAGGCCAAACGCACAGATGGCGGGTTCAGAATATTTCCAAGCCCTGTATTCATATCTGCTTTTGGACGGAAACTCCTACGCATTGCGCTCGGATGTAAATGGTAAGCCAAGTGAGTTACACATCTTACGTCCAGACCGCATGACAATTACGCCAAGCAAGACGCAGATACCCAAGAATTACCAGTACAAGATTAATGGGCAGGTAGCGGCTCAGTATGATGTTGACCAAGAGACAGGCGCATCAGAAGTTAAACACCTTAAACTTTGGAACCCATTAGATGATTACTATGGGCTTTCACCAATTAGCGCGGCGGCTGTTGATATTGATCAGCACAACCTTGCGGCACGACATAACGTCAATCTACTTAACAACGGCGCAAGACCATCAGGGGCTATCGTATTTAAGCCTAAAGATGATGCAGGAATGCCTGTTCAGTTATCAGAGTCACAAAGGCAACAGCTACACACAGACCTCAATGCGAGGTTTAGCGGCCCAGATAATTCAGGCCGAGCGATGTTGCTTGAGGGTGATTTCGATTGGAAAGAGATGGGTTTGACACCAAAAGACATGGATTTCCTAGAATTGAAGAACATGAGCGCGAGGGATATAGCTTTGTGCTTTGGTGTTCCTAGTCAGTTGGTTGGTGTCCCAGACGCACAGACATACGCAAACGTGCAAGAGGCAAGACTAGCCCTGTACGAGGACACAATCGTGCCTTTGATGATGCGGATGCAGAGCGACTTAAACGAGTGGCTTGCACCAGCATATGGTGAGAATATCCAAATAAGATACGACATTGACTCTATCCCAGCCATGGCAGAGCGCAGACGCAGGATTTACGACAATGTGATAAATGCAGTCCGCGAGGGGATTATCAGCAGAAACGAAGCCAGACAGCGTTTAGGGCTGGATGATATTACAGGCGGTGATGATGTTTATATTGCGGCAAACCTGTTCCCATTGGGCGCACCTAACACGGAGGATGCAGATGACGAAGATGCTAAAGATATTTACGGCGGTAAAAGAGAGGTCGAAAAAGATATTTTTACAACTGAAAGCGAAGCTGAACAACGTGCTGAACAGATAGGTTGTAGTGGCACACATGCACACGAGACAGAAAACGGCACAGTCTATATGCCATGCGCCAGTCATTCAGACTACGAGAGACTTACAGGCGATGAATTGGAAACACCAAAGGCGGAGGCTGATGTTGACACGAAGCCGACAGAAGCTATGGCAAATGCCGCGAAACGTGGGCTAGAGATGCGCCGAGAGTTTGGGCGAGGAGGGACAGCAGTAGGTGTTGCTAGGGCAAACCAGCTTGTTAAACGAGAAAACCTCTCACCGTCCACTGTGAGGCGCATGCATAGCTTTTTCAGCAGGCATGAGGTTGACAAGAGAGCCGAGGGCTTTCGTGAGGGCGAGGATGGCTATCCAAGTGCTGGTAAGGTCGCATGGCTACTTTGGGGCGGCGATAGCGGTCAGTCATGGGCGCGCCGTAAGGTTGATCAATTAAACCGAGAGCGTGATAAAAACTTTGAAGTAGATGCGCTCATAAATGGTGTATTTGAAAGCAAGGCCACAGTATCAGCGCGAGCCAAAAAAGCTATTGCTAAAAAGGTCAAAGACCATAATGACGAACATGGCGATAAGAAAGGCAAGCGCGTCACACAGCGCATGTTAGAAGCTGTTTTTCGTAGGGGAGTGGGGGCATACAATACAAACCCAGGTTCAGTACGTCCATCTGTAACGAGCAGTGACCAGTGGGCGCAAGCTAGAATTAATGCATTTTTATACGCAGTGCGAAATGGCAGATTTAGGTCAGGCAAGTTTGACCTTGACCTTTTACCCGAAGGTCATCCAATGAAAAGCAATAAGAAAAAATGACCATAGATGCAAAATATGGCATTCAAATCCATGAGGGTATGATTGCAAGACACCGCCCAGCATTTAAGTTTGGCTATAATCCCGCAGTGGGTACAGATGAGGAGACAGTCTGGTCACAGGGCGGCATTTATAGTTATTTGTCATCAGCTAGTGTGTTGAAGGTATCAAGCAGTGATGATGGCGATACATCAACAATTACGATAAGTGGGCTGAATGCAAACTATGATGAAATATCTGAAAGCGTAACAATCACAGGTCAAACCGCAGTAAATACGTCAAATAGTTTCTTGCGGGTTAATCGTATGTTTGTAACTGCAGACGAGCCAACTGGCGATATTTACGCAGGAACAGGCACAGTTTCATCAGGTGTCCCAGTAAATAAATACGGAAAGATAGATGCTGGCGAAAACCAGACATTGCAAAGCGTGTATTCAGTTCCAAGAAATCACACAGCGTATATTTTTAACGTAACAGTTTCATCAGGCACAACGGCGGCAAACAAATTCGCAACAGCCAGACTCTTGTTGCGTGAGTTTAGTGGTGTATTTAGAACCCAGACAGTGACGACATTACACAACAATTTTGCACAATACATTTTGGGTGTCCCGATTGCTATGCCAGCTAAATCTGATATTGAGATAAGGGCAGTGGTAAGCTCAGGGTCAGATGCAATCTCTGGCACTTTTAGTTATGTGTTAGTCAAAGATGAAAACAGCTAGAAAGCAAAGGCGTGGTCGGCTTATATCGGCACGCAGAGAGGTTGCAGAGCAGAACCGTATCCGTAATGGCTATGAGCGCAATCTTGCACAGCAACTTATTTCAGCATTCAATCGGATAGGCACAAGGGCTGGAGAGCAATACGAATATGGCGGACTTCGAACAATAAACCGCAATCAAATAACTCAAGATTTAACTAATGTAATTCTGCCAAGTGTGCGTGCTATTATGACTGCAATGGTAGATCGCTTTACATTAATACGAGCAAAGCAATCACCATACGAAAGATATATAGAAGAATATATAAATACGCAGGTAGGAAGTCGTATCCAGCTTATTGATGCAACAACACTTGTATTAATACGCAAAGCTATCCTTGATGGCACAGGTGATGATCTAGGACCAGCCCAGATTTCAAGACTTATCCAAAATAGGGTTTCAACGATTGGCAGACGCAGGGCTATCACTATAGCCAGAACTGAAACACACAGTGCGGCATCATTCGCAAACAATGCTGTTGCTAAAGAAATAGGTGTTGACCTTAAAAAACGCTGGGTCAGCACAAACGATGACAGAACACGCGCGCACCACAGGGCGGTAAATGGTCAAGAGGTTGGCATGGAGGAAGACTTTATAATCCCGACACCCGTTAAGGGCGGGGCAGTAGAGGATAGGCGGCTAGCGTATGCTGGAGACCCCCGTGGAGGTCCCCAGAACACGATTAATTGTAGATGTGTTATTGTTTATTATGAAGAGGGTGACGAGATACTTGACTCGTAGATGGCCTTAATAGGGTCATCAATTACGTCAAGCTTAGTCATATCATGCCGATCGCGTGATATTGTAATAACGCCATCACCAAATTTGTTTGCTATCCAAGACAGCAAATTCCAAACAACTAAGTCGTATGGATTTTGTCTTGTCTTGCAGAAATTAAATTTGTAATATTCATCTGGTCGCCCATTTTCTTTTGCATTTGCAAATGGTGTTTGCTCAAAAATGAATGTTTCGCAATCGTTACCTTTTGTGCCATTAAAGGCAATCTCGGCATCATGCTGTGTTTCATCTACAAAGATGTGACCTTCGCAAGTATCACGGAGATAGCTGTATTGATCTAAAATCATAAGCCATTCAGTTCCAGTAAAGTCGCGGTATTGTTTCCAGTAGTTTGTATATCCCATTTGAGTTCTCCTATAATAAATTGAGATGAAAAAAGGGGCGGCTTTGACCGCCCCTGATAAATTAGAAATTGTAGTCGTGGAATTTTGAAGGTTGTGTTGATAGAAAATGTTGTCCATAAGATGATTTCCAACCATCTTTGTTTCGTCTTGCGCGAATGGTGGGCTTTTCTTGATTACTTTTAATATTCCAGATCTGTTCATCTTGATTTACACAATGACCAGCAAAACCGCCAGAAATAAATGCTGGTTGCCATTCGCCTTTTTCTGCATCCATTTCGCGGATTTCAATAGTTGTATCAGAAATAACACGGACAATTTCAAAAGGCGTTACATCTGAGTAACCAGACATGTTGGCATATTCAAAATTGATAGTCTCAATCTTAAAAGAATGAGAGATTGTGCCAAGCTTACTTTCTTTAACAGTTGGCAGAAATGATATAGCATTTTTTGCGGCAAATTCAGTTGAAAAAGATGTAGCTTTTAAACAATTAAGTGTGTCGTAGATTTTGCCATGTGCAAGTGATTTTTCTACATCTACATATTCTTCACCGAAATCCATGACCTCGCCTTCAAAGGTTTTCATGGTGTTAATGGTCTTGATATAAAATTGTGTAAACATTTGAGTAATCCTTTAATAAATAATCAATATAATACTAATACCAAATTGTTCTTATTAGATCAAGAAAAAAAACACCCCCAATCAAAAAAAAATTGAGGGTGCTTAATATTTGATTTGTTTGGGTTTATCTGGTCAGATATTCCCATTGATTGCTTTTAAGCATATTTGCCACCATATTTTCACGCTCTCTGCGTTTATTTGATGGGTTTGCGTAATCATTCGTATGCGTAGACCAATGCGTAGCGGCATTATATAAAGCCCAAAGGTTAGAGCCAAGTTTGTCTTGATAATCGCACCAATGACCAAAAAGAATTGTTCTCTGCTTTTGATTTACAGTGTCATTTTCAAGCGCTGTATGAGATGATTTCTGATAGCAAAGTGTTGCCTCAAATAGCTTCAAGGCCTGTAAATCTGTAATTTTAGTAGTAGAGTAGTCAGCCCACATTTGCTGGTTATCCCAAAATGTTTCAACACCATTCTGTATCTGGGCAATAAAGCCATCAACATCTAGTTTAGTGGTGTGTCTTTGGTATGTGTGCATAACATGATCGGCGGTTGTGCAACCATTTAGGCACCATAATCTTAATGCGTCTGCCTTCAATTGAACAGACCATGCGCCATCGTATGAATTATAAAAGCAGATACGAAATTTTATGTGATCATCAGCAATTGGTTCGGCAACCAGATCATTGAATAGAATTTCACCGCGTAGTCTTGCCCCATTATTAAAAAGGTCAATATTGCAATCATAATCATCAGCAATGCTTGATAAAGATACAGCATTCATTATTGATGATACAACTTCGTCATGTGAAATAAGTTCATATCTTTTGCCGTGAATTGCTAAAACATCATTTGTATCTGTTCTTACAACAGCACGACCTAGATTATTGGGAATGTTAAGATTAGAGACAGTTTGTATATCTTGTATTTCAACAGGAAAATTGTGATCTTGAATAGTCATTGAGTAACTCCTTGTAAAATGTTAATGACAAGTATACTAATACTAAATTATTCTTATAAGATCAACCGATATTATTAATTTCTTTTTTCTATTATTTCAGGATCAATTCTATCATCTAACCATAAGACTGGCATACAAGCCGCAATTCTGGCATCATCTTCAGTTGCACCAGAGTTTATTACCTGTGCTTGCATCATACAACTTACAGGATCAAGCCTTAGCTCTGCCTCTATAAGATTTAAGTCTTGACCAGAGTTTATTGTCATTTTAGAAAAAAGCATTAAAACATAAACATATTCTGTCATAATTTATTTATACAGCATTGTTCGTACAAGAGCGAGAAAAAAAAATACTTACTATTGTAAGAAAATCAAGATATGGTATGATTTATTATGCCAATACCAAAACCTAGATCTGGTGAGAGCGAAAAAGATTTTATGGATCGTTGTATGAGCAATGATACTATGCTTGCTGAATACCCAAGCAATCGCCAAAGGGCGGCAGTTTGTAATACACAGATGGAGCCAAAAATGTCAGATGAACTTGATACAAATTATCTAGACACGATTGCAGAAATCAAAGCCTATCACGATGAAGATGACGAAGACAAGGGCGAGTTTGAAGGCTACGCATCTATCTTCGGAAATAAAGACCTAGGCAACGATGTTGTTGATATGGGCGCATTTAAGAAGTCATTGCGCCGCCGTGGAGCGAAGGGTGTAAAACTTTTATACCAGCACGACACAAAACAGCCCATAGGTGTTTTTGATAACATTAAAGAGGATGACCGAGGCTTGTATGTCAAAGGCCGATTGGCGCTTGGCACACAGAAAGGCCGAGAAGTATTTGAGTTAATGAAGATGGGAGCCATTGACGGGCTGTCCATTGGATACAAGGTCGATAGCAAGGGTTATTCATATGACCAAGGCGGCAAGCGTAGACGCTTGAAAGAGGTTGATCTTATGGAGATTTCTGCCGTGACTTTCCCGATGAACCCACAGGCTACAATTCAGGCTGTGAAAGCGGAAGGTCGCACAGTTAGGGAGTGGGAGGGTTTTCTTCGGGATGAAGGAGACTTGAGCCGTTCCGATGCTAAGATTGCGGCAAAGGCCGTGTCTGATGCTTTGACTTGTCGGGATGACGAGGCACAAGCTGACTTAATAACCGCTATACAGCAAATTACCAAAACCCTGAAAGGATAGTAAAATGACAGATGAAGTCAAAAACTATGTTGAGGAAATGGGGCGGACTTTTGAGGAATTTAAGTCAACGATGGAAACTCGTTTGTCTGAAGTTGAATCAAAAGGCCAAGCAGACCCTTTGACCGAAACAAAACTTGAGAATATTGAGGGCGACCTTGATAGACTTGAAGATTTCAATCAGAAGCTAACTCAGCAAGAAGCCGAGTACAAGCAGATGGATGAAAAACTCACACGCTTTGAAACAATGCTGAAGCGTCCTGATGCCGCCATTGAAACCGCAAGTGTCGATATGGCAGTCAAGGCGTTTGACCAGTATCTTCGTAAAGGCGACAGCGAACTTACTTCAGAGGAAAAGAAATCCCTAACAGTCGGCGACAATACCGCCGCAGGCTTTCTTGCACCAAGCGAGTATGTAAATGAACTGATTAAAACTGTAACCGAGATTTCACCAATGCGTTCAATCGCAAGAGTGCGTCCAACCACACAGAAGTCAGTCCAGATGCCATCACGCACAGCTACTTTCTCAGCCGTATTTACAGCAGAGCAAGGCACACGTTCTGAAACAACAGGATACACAACTCAGCAGGAAGAAATTCCTACACACGAGATGTATGCCCTTGTTGATATTTCCGAGCAACTCCTTGAGGACAGTGTTTTTAATCTTGAAGCAGAGATGCAACAAGAGTTCGCTACACAGTTCGCAAAAGCTGAAGGTACAAAGTTTGTGACAGGCACGGGCGTTGGAGCACCAGAAGGCATTACCATTAATGCTGATGTTGCAACAACTAACTCAGGCTCTGGTACAGTATTGACAGCCAATGGATTGCTTGACCTTGTACACGCAATTAAGTCTGACTATACGAATAATGCTACATTTGTGTTTAACCGCACAACACTAGCGGCAATTCGTAAGTTGCAAGACACCGCAGGTCAGTATGTATTCCAAGCTGGTATGCTTCTTACAGGTGGCGTTCCAAACACAATTCTTGGATATCCATATGTTGAGATGCCAGATATGCCAGACGTTGCATCAAGCGCAAAGCCTGTTGCATTTGGTGACTTTAGCCGTGGATACATGATTGTTGATCGTGTAGGCTTGGCAGTCCTTCGTGACCCATTCACACAAGCGACAAGTGGTAATGTTCGTTACTACGCCCGTAAGCGTGTCGGTGGTCAGGTTGTGCTTGCTGAAGCAATCCGCACACAAACTATTAGCGCATAGGAGTAAGATATGTACGATTTATCAAATTCCATAAACCCAGCCGTATCACTTGCCGCCGCAGTTCGTTCAGCCGCCGCAAATGGTACAGGTGTTGACCTTAAAGGCTATGAAAGTGCAACCATCCTTGTTGACGTAGGTGCTGAAGGTGATACTTTGTCTGGCTCAGTATTTTTTGAGGTTTCATTGGAAGAGTCCGATGACAACTCATCATTCACTGATGTTGCACAGGCAGGTATTATCGATGGCACTATTGCCGCAGGTGGTATCTTTCTCAAGCTTGACGGGACAGCAGGTGGCAACCCTGACTCAACAGGCGGTATTTTCCGTGTCGGTTATGTCGGCGGAAAAAGATACGTCCGTGTAGTTCTTGCTAAGACAGGCACACATTCAACTGGCACACCTATCGGTGCTATGGTTGTTCGTGGTCATGCAAGACATACAGGCGATAATGCATTTACACCACATAATGCATAGGTAATCCCTCTGGAGGTGCGGGGTTATTCCCTTTTCCCCGCACTTCTTAGGAGTTCAATATGACTATAAAAATTCTACATAGATGCCAAGCCGCCGCAGATGAACATGGTTCTGTTACCCGTTATTACGAGGTCGGTGATGTTGTTGAAACTGGACAGCCTTGGCAGGCAAAAATTGCATCGGCTCTCGTTGAGGCTGGATTAGCCGCCGAGACAAAGGTTGTTGCACCGAAAGAAACTAAAACCAAAGCTAAGAAATAGGTGAAGCATGGCGGGTCTTACAATCGTTGCAGATGTTTCAGGCGAGCCAATAAGTGCTGATAATGTGCGTGAATACGCCCATATAGACGATGGCGTAGAAACTACAGTAATTAACAATATGATTAAGTCCTCACGTTTGTATGTTGAGAATTACTTGGGGCGCAGTCTTCTAAATCGCACACTAAAACTTAGCATTGATTATGTTGATGAGGTTGACCAGCCGTTGTGGGAGGGTACACGCATCGGACCTGACATGGCTATTAGGCGCAGATATATACAGCTTCCCAGACCGCCAGTCGTTAGCGTCACCCATGTAAAAACTTTTGATGATGCTGATACAGAAACCACGCTTGCATCATCGAAGTACTATGTTGACAATCAGCGTGAACCAGCGCGGATCGTGCTACGAAATGGTGAGACATGGCCTACAGCCTTGAGGGTAGCAAATGCAATAGAGATTACTTATGTCTCAGGTTATGGAGCATCAAGGTCAAATGTCCCAGAGGCAATAATTCAAGGGCTGTTAAGCCATATAACCTTTATGTATGAAAATCGCGGTGATGCCTATGGCAAGCCACAGAACCCATTGCCTCATTCAATTAAATATCTTCTTGACCCATACAAGGTTTTGAATTTCAGCACAGACGCCTTTAACGACAGCGTATCAGGTTATTAACATGATTGGGGCTATGCGTCATCAGGTTACAATACAGTCGCAAACTGGCTCGGCTGATGGCGGCGGATCATCAAACCTTTCGTATTCTAATGTTGCTACAGTAAATGCCTCTATCAAACCTATGTCTGGCGGTGATAGGCTGTTTGGTGACCAGATAGAAGAACGTATAACTCATATGATAACCATACGATTTAGGCGTGATGTAACATATAAGAATAGAATTAAGTATAGCTTTGCAGATAGCGGAACAAGCTACAGCCGTATATTTAATATTCGCAGAGTTATCAATCGTGATACCCGTAATCGTTTTCTAGACATACTATGTGAAGAAGGTGTTGCGACATGAGCAGGGTAAAGGTTAAGGTATCTCATAATAGTAAGGTTCAAAATGTTACCAAGCAGTATGAGGCGCAGGCTCGTAATGCAGTAAAAGATGGCTGTTTAAGAATACAAAGAATAGCGGTTACAGAAATAGCAAGCGGTGGCAGAACAGGTCGTCAATATAGCAGAGGTGGCAAAACTCACACAGCGTCTGCCGCAGGCGAGTATCCAGCCACAGATACTGGTAATCTTGCACAAAACATATTCGTTAATATAGCAGTCAATGGCCTTTCGGGGGTTGTTGAGAGTAAAGCAAAGTATTCATCCTTTCTTGAGTTTGGAACAAGCAAGATGGCGGCACGACCATTTATGTTCCCATCTGCCGAGAGAGCCAGAGCCTTTATTCGCAAGAAGTTTAGAGAGTTGAGGGCAACATGAGTTTACATAGTTGGCCTCTACAGCAAGCGATATTTTCTAAGCTCAATGGTGCAAGCCTAGTTGATTACGATGGTGATGCGATTACTGGTGTCTTTGATGACGTACCAGAGCAGACAGTTTATCCTTATGTGGTTATCGGTGAGGAGACCGCCACAGAGAACGGGACAAAGGATGTTGATGCCCACGAACATACGCTAACCATCCATGTGTGGTCACAGTATCGAGGTTTGCAAGACATTAAAAAAATCATGCAACAAATATATACTCAGCTACATAATACTGCTATAACAGTATCAGGTGCTAATTTGGTCAACATCAGACACGAGTTTGAGACAACCTTGTTAGAGCAAGATGGTATTACACGGCATGGAGTCATGCGATTTCGGGCAGTGGTTTTTGATTAGGAGATAGATATGGCGGCACAAAAAGGTTCAGCCTTACTTATGAAAATTGGCAATGCGGCATCCCCAGAAGTATTTACAACTATTGGCGGAATGCGTAGCACAGCACTCGCAATGAATGACGAGGCTGTAGACATTACAAACAAAGACTCAGCAAGAGCAAGAACATTGCTTGCTCAAGCTGGTGTTAATAGTTTGACAGTAACAGGTTCAGGCGTGTTTACAGACAGCGCATCAGAGGCAACACTCAAAGGTAAATTTGATGTTGCGGCATTTAGTAATTATCAGTTTCTAGTTCCAGATTTCGGAACATTTACTGGTGCGTTTATGTTGCAGTCCCTAGAATATGCTGGAGAGTTCAATGGTGAAGTTACTTATAGCTTTACATTTGAATCATCTGGTGCAATCACGTTTGCAACAGTCTAATGAGTTGGGTAGACGTAACAGTTGATGTCAAGGATGATCAACACCCTGCAATGTTTAATGCAAAAGAAATGATGCTCAACCTTAGCGGGGCAGTTGATTTATCTACAGTGTCAATAATCACAATCGGCAAGGTAAAATATAATATCCTTTATACTGTCGATATTGCCGAGCGTGGTGAAACTACAGATGTTAAACTTGAGGAATTTAAAAGTAAGAAATAGGAGTGCCACATGGCAAATACAATTCGTGGTGAATTGGATATTGAGTTAAATAACTCAACTTACAAAACAAAGTTAAATCTTAACTCTATTATGGTTCTTGAGCGCAACCTTGGGAGATCATTAATAAAAGTTACACAAAGCCTTTCAACTGGTGATTTACAACTCACAGAGTTATTGCAAGTTCTTCAAACTGCCCTTAAAGGGGGCGGCAATGATTTGAGTGATGCCGATGTAAAACAAATTGTTTGGGAAGCTGGATATGTAAATGCGTTATCCGCTGTTGGTGAAATACTTACAAATACTTTAACAGGGGATGATGAATTAAACGAGGGAAAGCAGGAGGCGGTGAATCAGTAGATGCCTTGCCGTGGAAAACCCTTATAGGGGCTGGCATAGGGGTTATTGGGATACCGCCATCAGAATTTTGGGATATGGGTCTGCAGGAGTTGTTTATTGCCTTGGATGGGTATACCGAGGCGAACAACATAGAAGAAAAGCCATTAACTCAAAATGAATTAGAAGACTTGATGTTGAGGTATCCTGATTAATGACAACAGTTGATACAATACTAGTTAAGGTAGAGGCAGACCTTAAAGATGTTAATCGCAAGCTGAAACAGCTTGAAACTAATACTGCTAAAACCACAAAAAGCGTTGAGCGTGGCTTTGACAAAATCGGCAAGTCTTTAAAGGGCTTTGTTGTCGCGTATGCGGCAGTATTAGCAACAAGAGGTGTATTAGCAACTGCAAAATTTGGTAGTTCTATTGAAGAAATGGAAGCCAAAGCTTCAGCAGTATTTAAAAGATTTCTACCGACAGTCCGTGCAGAATTAGATGAGTTTGGTGAGGCGGCTGGACGATCAACTCATATGTTGCTTGAGATGGCAACGTCTGTTCAAGATTTACTTGTTCCATTGGGTTTTGCCAGAGGTGATGCCGCACGCTTATCAGTTGATTTGACAAAATTAGCATCTGATGTCGCCAGTTTTAATAATATGGCTGATACCGATGTGCTTAATAATTTTCGCAGTGGTTTAGTCGGCAACCATGAGGTGCTTTACAGGTTTGGTGTTGTTATTAAAGAGGCAGACCTTAAGGCTGAACTCTTTCGAATGGGGATTTCAAAAAGTATTGATGAAGTTACCGCCGCAGAAAAAGCACAGGCACGTTTGAACCTTATAATAGCTGGAACCGCAGATGCGAATGGCGATGCAATTAGAACAGCAAGAAGTTTGGCAAATGAAACAAAAGGATTAAAGCGTGAGTTTGATAAACTTTACGAAACTATAGCTAAGGTTTTACAGCCTGTGTTTCTCGGTCTTGTAAAAATTGGCAGATCTATGCTGGCATTTTTTAACAATGAATTAGCATTAGGCATACTTACTGTATATAGAGAAATAGCAGAGGGTCTAAATTTTATATTTCCCGAAAAAGAATTTGATAAATTTGTTCAAAATTTTGAAAGTCGCATAAAAAAAGCAAGAGAAAGAATAAAATTTGCTGGCATACCCTTAGAAGGGGGCGAGACTGTTACTTCATCAGACCCACTCGCGCAAAAAAGAAATGAAATAATAAAAGACCAAGCCAATGAAATATTTCTTCTACAAGAAAAATTAGGCGGCGCAACAGAGGCGGACCTCAAATTTACAGAAGCTAACATGAAACTTGGCAGGCAATTTGGTCTTACAAACACAAATATTGTTGCACAGGTTGAGGCATTAGCAATTCTTGAGCAACAGCTTCAAGACCAAGAAAATACACAACAATCAATTTTAAGTTCGCTTGAAGGATTATCAGCAGGATTTAGTGAGACACTTGCGGAGTCAATGCTTAATGGTAAACTTGCACTTGAAGATTTCAAAGATGTTGCAAGAAGTTTTGTCAGCACTATCATAAAAGAATTTATTAGATTAGAGATAGTTAATAGGCTTATCAATAACATATTTAATTTGCAGGGTACAAACCGCCTACAGCAAGGCAATTTGTTAGACCAGAGTGCCTCTGGCGGAGCCGTCCAGCGAGGTGTCCCAACGCTTGTTGGAGAGCGGGGTCCAGAAATTATAATCCCGAACACCGCCTCAACAGTCTTAAACTCAAACAATACACGTTCAGCTTTGGGCGGCGGTAGTGGTGTTGTGGTTAATCAAAATATTAATGTCAGCACTGGCGTATCACAAACAGTCAGAGCGGAACTTGTCAATTTCTTGCCTGTTATCCAAAACTCAACAATGACAGCAATCGCACAAGCTAAGACTAAGGGCGGCAGATTGGCGGAGGTATTGTAATGGCAACGTATTCTTATCCACTCAGTTATCCGACCAGCCCAAACTACACGCAGTCTCGTTTTCAGTTGATGCGCCGCACAGGTATAAGCCAGAGCCCATTTACAGGCACACAGCAAACTTTTTCATATGAGAAATTTTCTATGTGGCAAGCAACCCTTAGTTTACCGCCAATGAAAAGAGTGCAGGCCGCAGACTGGCAAGCATTCTTTTTGAAACTAAGAGGGCGGGTCGGGACTTTTTCCCTCGGCGACCCAGATGCCACTTCACCACAGGGCGCAGTTGCAGGCACAATTGCAATTAACAATGGTGGAGGGTACTCCGCAGGGGTCAGCACGATTGCAACGGATGGATATACGAATGCAGACAGCACAGTCGTATTCAAGGCGGGTGATTACATACAAGTTGGCACAACATTACATCTCATTGTAAACAATGCTACATGCTCGTCAGGTGCGGCAAATCTTGATATTGAGCCAGCACTGAAAGGAAGCATTGGGGATGATGCAACGATCACTTACAGCAACCCGAAGGGTATATTTAGATTAGATACTGATATCTCAGGTTGGGATGCTAATTCCGCATCAACATATGGTTTTAGCTTTAGCGCAAGTGAGGCGTTCTAATGACACGCTCATCAACTACAGCATTTAATAATGCAGTTGCGGCGGCGACAGTTGACCCCTTTTTTGCCGCAAAACTTGAGTTTGAAAGTGGCACTACTAATCTTTGGACAGGCGTTGGTGACATATCATTTGAAGCAGGCTCTGGCAGTGAGACTTTTACAGGTGCTGGAGATTTAGCGCAGGTGTCAGCCGTTGACGAAAGTGCGGATATTGCATCAAGTGGTGTTACATTTACTCTTTCAGGACTTAATTCATCTTTGATAAGTTTGGTATTATCAGAAAACTATCAAGGCAGGAATGCAACTCTTTATCTTGGGATGATCTCGTCAGGGTCTGTTGTAGCAAATCCATATATTCTTTTTCGAGGCTTTATGGATACAATGAATATTAATGACTCTGGTGAAACAGCAATCATTGAAGTAAAGGCGGAAAATCGACTTGTTGCGTTACAAAAAGCAAAGATAAGGCGATACACAAATGAAGACCAAAAACTGATTGATTCAACAGATAAAGGGTTTTCATTTATTAATGATCTACAGGATAAAACAATAACATGGGGAACAGGCAAAGCAGACCAAGGCTTGCCACCGCCAACAACTAGCGGAAACACAGTCTATGATATGTATATAAACGCACCGATGTAAGGACTACTATGCGGCAAGAAGGTTGGGAAAATAGACTTGAGGAACTTGTTCAAAGCAAGCGGAATCAGCCCTTTGATTGGGCAGAAAATAATTGTGTCGGACTTGTAGCAGAGGCTCAATTAACCATTACAGGCAAAACAGATTTTCCAGAAGTATTAGAAAATATTGGGAACAAACACAACGCACACCGATTGATACTCAAGCATGGTAAAAATATAACCGAAGGTGCTAATAAATATTTTACGGCGATACCAATAACGATGGCGCAACGAGGCGATATTGTAGAGTTAGAAACATGCGAGGGTCCAGCCGTAGGTTTATGTATTGGTGCAAAAGCAGTTTTTATAGGTAAGGATGGGCTTGAGTATATTCCCCTTACCTCATTAATTAGGGCTTGGAGAATGTAATGCCACAGGCAATTCCCGCTCTTATAAGTGCGGCTGTTACAACATTAGGTGCAAACATTTTTGCCTCATCATTTGTTACGGCTTTTACATTTGCTGGACTAAGTGGCGGATTGGCATTTTTTGCGGCCGCATTTGTTGTTTCTGCCGCTACTGGTATTATTGGAATGGCACTTGCGCCAGATATGAAGATGTCTGCATCTACTAGTATGCGTGGTCGTGACCAGATGCTCCGACAATCAGCCGCCCCCCGCAAATTAATCTACGGCACTGTTAAGGTATCTGGACCTGTTGTTTATATGCAAACAGTGGGCAAGTCAGAGATATTGCAAATTGTTATCGCACTTGGGACGCATGAAATACAATCAATTGATGAAATTTATTTAAATGAAGATGAATTAACACTTGGGTCGGCGGGGTCAGATGGTTTGCAAGCCCCAACAGCACCCGACCAATACACAGGGACTAATACAAAAGGCATCCCTCATTTAAGAATACAAACAAAACTTGGCTCAAGTTCAGACGCAACTTTTGACGAATTGATAAGTGCATCAAACGGGCTTTGGACTGCATCACATAAGTTAACTAATATTCCCGCTATATATGCAAGGCTTGGCTATTCAAACGAGGCTTTCCCAAACGGGATTCCAAATATAAGTGCAGTAGTCAAAGGCAAAAAAATATTAGATACACGTACTGGGTCAACAGCATTTAGTGATAACTCAGCTTTGGTTTTATATGATTATCTAACATCCGAGTTTGGTTTAAATTGTTCGACTAGTGAAATAAATACTGCCTCATTTAATACAGCCGCAAATATTTGCGATGAAAATATAAATTTAAAAGCTGGAGGCACAGAAAAACGATATACGTCTAATGGTGTAGTACTTACTTCAGACACTCCAGAAAACATTATAAAAAATTTGCTTTCCGCTATGGGTGGCACGATCACTTACACAAATGGACAGTTTCATGTAAAGGCAGGTGCATATATTAGCCCATCAGATACGCTTACCGATGATGATTTTATTGGGCAAATACAGATAAATACTAAGCCATCACGCCGTAACAATTTTAATGCAGTAAAAGGGCAATGGGTGGGCGAGGCAACAAACTGGCAACTTGCCGATTACCCATCAATAACTTCAGCTACATTTGAGGCGGAGGATGGCAACGAGCGCATATTTAGAGAACTTGATTTACCATTTACAAACTCAAATGCAACTGCACAAAGACTTGCTAAAATCGCATTATTTCGGAACAGGCAACAACTGCAAATTTCAGGACGGATGAAATTAACAGCATTTAAATATGATGTTGGCGATACCATCAACATTACAATTGACCGCTTTGGTTTTTCTTCCAAGGTATTTGAAATTACAAATTGGGCTTTATCAGTTGAGGGCGGTGAAAATCCAGCGCTTGGTGTTGATGTAACAATGAGGGAGATTGTCAGCACTGTTTTTGACTTTACAGCATCAACCGAGGAGCAAGACTTTACAGCAGACAATACAGTCCTGCGTACACCATTTGATATTTTACCGCCATCGGTTGCAGTGTCAGACGAGTTGAGGCTTCAAAACGAAACACCCATAACAGTTTTAATTGTTAATGTCGCAAGTTCTGATTTCTTGGCACAGGAGTTTGAGGTGTCTATAAAGCGCAATACCGAAACAGATTTTATTTTTCTTGGCAGATCATCCAACACTAAGTTTGAGTTTGTAAATGCGTTAGATGGTGAGACTTATAATGTTAGGGCAAAAGCCATCAACTCCGCAGGGGGTGTGTCGTCATTCACAACCACAAACCATCAGGTTACGGGCGGCACGGCACTGCCTCAAGATGTGTCAAACTTTGCTGTCAATATTATTGGTAAAGAGGCGCATCTTGCATGGACACCAGTAACCGACATTGATTTATCCCACTATCAAATTCGTCACACATCAGCCACCACAGGGGCAAGCTTTCAAACAGCACAGATATTCGCAAGAAAAGTATCACGCCCTGCTAACACAGTTGTCGTGCCAGCGCAGACAGGAACATATCTAATAAAGGCATTTGATAAGGGTGGTCGGCAATCGCAGAATGCAAGTATAAGCGTTTGCATTATTAATTCTATTGAAACTGGCAACTTAGTCAGCACGATCACAGAAAGCCCTACATTCAATGGAACAAAGTCAGATGTTGTAGTTGTAGATAATAAATTGCAGTTAGACACCACCATAAATTTTGACTCTGGCTTATCTGGCACAGGTAATTTTGATGATGCTCTTGGCCTATTTGACGGGGGCAGTTCAAGCGTTGATAACGAAGGCACATATAGTTTTGTTGGTGCAACAGGAGATGCATCACTAGACTTGGGTTCAAAATTTACATCAAGGGTCACGGCAATCTTAACAACAGACCGCCTTGATTATGTTAATGATATAGACTCCGAAGATGGCAACATTGATGATAAATCTGGTTTGTGGGATGGCGATACAGCCCCTGCCGATGTTAATGTAAAGCTACAGGTATCAACAACAGATGGAGACCCAGCAGGTAGTCCAAGCTATACCGATTTCAGAGATTTTGTCGTAGGGGAATATAGTGCTAGAGCATTTAAGTTTCGGGCAGTATTGCAGAGTGATAGCACAAACAGCACACCAACAGTTTCAGCCTTACAAGTCACAGTAGACATGCCTGATCGTGTAGACTATGGTGACGATATTGCATCAGGAACAGACGCAGGTGGCAAAACAGTCACGTTTAGCCCTGCATTCAAGCAATTAGATAATTTAGCAATTACAGCACAAAACATGGCAAGCGGCGATTTTTATGTTATAAGTAGTAAATCAGCCACTAGTTTTAATGTTATTTTTAAGAACTCAAGTGGAAGTGCTGTAAGTCGTACATTTGACTATCAAGCAAAAGGATTTGGAGAGGTAGTAAGCTAATGGCAAACCATGATTATTCTATAGCAAACCAGAGTTTTCCGAGTTTTAGGACAGACCTAAATAATGCGTTGGCGGCGATTGCATCCACTAATAGCGGAACATCAGCACCAAGCACCACGTTCGCAAATCAGCTTTGGTATGATAGCAGTGCTAATATTCTATATATCCGCAACGAGGATAACGACGCTAATATCCCATTGCTACAGCTAGACCAAAGCGGTGACGTAGCGGCAACATTAGCCACAATTATCGATGTACTTGATAAGTCTGGCACAAACACAGCAGGGACAGATTTAACCATAAGGGCTGGTGCAGGAACAGGCACAGGTGCAGGTGGTAAAATCATTTTGCAGACAGCCGATGGCGGCAGTTCTGGATCAAGCGTAAATTCTCATGCCACGGCTGTAACGATAGCCGATGATGGTAACGTAGGAGTGGGGCTTACTGACCCTGACACACCATTAGAAGTCCAGATTGGCTCATCAGGCAATGCTTTAAAACTTTCGTCAAGCACAGATGGGGCAAGTGTTTTCTTAGCTTTTGAGCAACAAGAAAGTGGAACAAAGCATGTGCGTGGTCGTATCCGTGCGGCTAGTAGCGGCGTTGAGGGCGGATTAATTTTTGAAACAGGTGCGTCTAGTTCTACAAGTGAGCGTATGCGTATTGATAATTCGGGTCGATTGCTGGTAGGCAAAACAACTAGCGCAATTGGTACAGCAGGTCATACGTTACAGGCTGATGGATTTTTCTCCGCAACAAGAAGTGCCTCTCAGTGTGCAGGATTTAATCGTTTATCAGACGATGGTAATGTTGTTGAGATTCGCAAAGATGGTACGCTAGCTGGCTCGATTGGGGCTAGGTATAATACTACATATTATGCTGGAGCATCGGGTCAATCAGGGGTTTTGTTTAATTCAAATGGAACAATACCTACCAACTCAAGTGGGTCTGTTGCAGACAATACTTACGATTTAGGTCAAACCTCTGCTCGTTGGGATGATATTCACGCTACAAACTCAACAATTCAAACATCAGACCAAAATGAAAAACAAGACATTGCAAGCCTTACAGATACAGAAATTACAGCCGCTAAAGCTATCAGCAAACTGTTCAAGACCTTTAAATGGAAAGATAAGGTTACATCAAAAGGTGACAATGCCAGAACTCACTCAGGTGTAATTGC